AGACGCCCCAAAGAAACGCCACCGCCTGTGGTGGTGTTTTTCCTGTCTGGTGTTATTGAAAATATTTTCAGATATATATTACCTGAGAGAAAGTTTTACCCCTCACCTGTCAATTCACTCACTGGAAATTTAATTATGAAATTACCTGTAAAGTTATTAATGAGCCTTATATCTCTGGTCAGCGTTATTGCACGTGCCGGGGAATATAAAAATTACAGCCGGGATGAAATAAAATACTGGCGATATACATCATACAAGGGGGGGAAACTTCCGGAAGGTTTCACTGATGAGAAATTTTCCAGCGCCATTTACAACGGAAGAATATTTACAATGAAACGTTTACATACCCTTATGTTATTTCTGGCGGTTCTGTTCACGGGCTTTAACTTTAACGCAGAAGCGGCTACCGTAAAACAAGCTCTTAGTTGTAACCCGGAAGCCTGGGCTGAACAACCTGGAGCGTGTCCATCAACGTACGAGTTGTACGAAGGTGACGCTACCTACAAAGCCGCTATCGACAAAGCATTAAAACCGGTCGGACTGAGCGGCATGTTCGGTAAAGGCGGCTATATGGATGGCCCTGGTGGAGGTATCACGCCAGTAAACATTAACGGTACAGTCTGGTTCCAGGGCGACGGTTGCAAAGCCAATACCTGCGGCTGGGACTTTATCGTAACACTCTATAACCCAAAAACCCATGAAGTTGTTGGCTACCGTTACTTTGGTTTAGATGACCCGGCCTACCTGGTTTGGTTCGGTGAAATTGGCGTGCATGAATTCGCGTATCTGGTGAAAAACTACGTAGCTGCGGTTAACTAATTTAAGGAGTCTATCATGAAAACTTTTATCAAAACTTTACTCGTTGCTGTAACTATTCTGTTCTCTGTCTTCGCTACTGCGAAACAAGTAAAACTGCCAAATAACATCAAATACGTTAATACTACAGAAGCGTTTTCCTGTACCGAAATTGACGGTATGAATTGCCAGACAAAGAATCAGTTCAACTATAAAGATAACAGCTATGTTTTCGTGCTTGAACGTGGTGGTGCCTGGTGCTACGACTACACTGTCTCGGTAGTTAACCTGAAAACCGGGAAAGCACAAATGATTGAATACGGGGACAATCAACTGTGCTCAGGTAGCAACAAACCGTTCTTCGAAATCAAAAATGGCGTACCGACGGTAGGAGTCATCGACACATCCGGAAAACCTGTCGTTGTAGCCCAGGACAAACTTAAAATCTAAGGAGTAAACCATGCGTTTCTCTGCACATTATTAATATCAAAGGTAAATACAGCCCCAGCCATTGTTACCGGAAAGCCGCTTAATGCGTGGCTCGCCAGTGAAAGGCCTCTCAGACAATAAACCTTATTCATTTCACCCGTCAGGCCGCGTCTTCTCCGGGAGACGCGGCTTTTTTCATTTATTGCACCAGTAAATCTTAACCACCGATAAGGAGCAAAGTATGCGATTAGCAAGTCGTTTTGGTTATGCTGCAAACCAGATACGCCGTGACCGTCCGCTGACACATGAAGAACTGATACGCCATGTACCCAGTATTTTTGGGGAAGACCGGCACACCTCCCGCAGTGAACGGTATGCGTACATTCCCACCATTACCGTCCTGGAAAATCTGCAGCGGGAAGGCTTTCAGCCGTTCTTCGCCTGCCAGACCCGTGTGCGCGACCCGGGCCGCCGGGGATACACAAAACACATGCTGCGTCTGCGGCGGGCCGGAGAGATAAACGGAGAACATGTCCCTGAAATTATTCTGCTCAACTCTCATGACGGTACCTCCAGCTACCAGATGCTGCCGGGTTACTTCAGGTTCGTCTGCCAGAACGGGTGCGTCTGTGGCCAGTCTCTGGGGGAAGTGCGTGTTCCACACCGGGGAAATGTAGTGGAGAAAGTTATCGAAGGGGCTTACGAGGTGGTGGGCGTGTTTGACCGGATAGAGGAGAAGCGTGATGCCATGCAGTCGCTGGTCCTGCCGCCACCGGCACGCCAGGCGCTGGCACAGGCGGCACTGACTTACCGTTATGGTGACGAACATCAGCCCGTCACCACCGCCGACATTCTGACGCCGCGACGCCGGGAGGATTACGGTAAGGACCTGTGGAGCGCATATCAGACCATCCAGGAGAATATGCTGAAAGGCGGGATTTCCGGTCGCAGTGCAAAAGGAAAACGTATCCATACCCGGGCCATTCACAGCATTGATACCGACATTAAGCTCAATCGCGCATTGTGGGTGATGGCAGAAACGATGCTGGAGAGCCTGCGCTGATGCCGTTTCCCTGAGTGAGGGAATCATTCAGCTTTCGTTCCTGAAAAACACACATTTATTTGTTATTTAAGGAGTTATCTCATGAAAACCGTTTCTCAGAATACCCCCACAATTTATTCAGCTACAACACCAGAGAATAATCCGCCTCAGTTGGTTGCCAGCCTCGTCCCTGATGAACAGCGCATCAGCTTCTGGCCGCAGCATTTTGGCCTCATTCCACAGTGGGTGACCCTGGAGCCCCGTGTCTTCGGCTGGATGGACCGTCTGTGCGAAGACTACTGCGGTGGTATCTGGAATCTGTACACCCTGAACAACGGCGGGGCATTTATGGCACCCGAACCGGATGACGATGATGACGAAACATGGGTACTGTTCAATGCCATGAACGGTAACCGCGCAGAAATGAGCCCGGAAGCCGCCGGTATTGCCGCCTGTCTGATGACGTACAGTCATCATGCCTGTCGTACGGAGAATTATGCCATGACGGTCCATTATTACCGGTTGCGGGATTACGCCCTGCAGCATCCGGAATGCAGCGCCATTATGCGCATCATCGACTGAATGGAGAGAAGCACAATGCAACAACTTTCCTTTCTGCCCGGAGAGATGACGCCCGGCGAGCGCAGCCTCATTCAACGGGCCCTGAAAACCCTGGACCGCCATCTTCATGAACCCGGCGTGGCCTTCACCTCCACCCGTGCAGCACGGGAATGGCTGATTCTGAACATGGCGGGACTGGAGCGTGAAGAATTCCGGGTGCTGTATCTGAACAACCAGAATCAGCTGATTGCCGGTGAAACCCTCTTCACCGGCACCATCAACCGCACGGAAGTCCATCCCCGGGAAGTGATTAAACGCGCCCTGTACCACAATGCCGCTGCCGTGGTACTGGCACACAATCACCCGTCCGGTGAAGTCACACCCAGTAAGGCAGACCGGCTTATCACCGAACGTCTGGTACAGGCACTGGGCCTGGTGGATATCCGGGTGCCGGACCATCTGATAGTCGGTGGCAACCAGGTTTTCTCCTTTGCCGAACATGGTCTGCTTTAACCCTTCACAACCACATCACACCTGTTTTCACTTTTATCTTCTGTCTTCAGAGGTATCCCATTATGAAAATTATCACCCGTGGTGAAGCCATGCGTATTCACCAACAACATCCGACATCCCGTCTTTTTCCGTTCTGTACCGGTAAATACCGCTGGCACGGCAGTGCTGAAGCGTATACCGGTCGTGAAGTGCAGGATATTCCCGGTGTGCTGGCCGTGTTTGCTGAACGCCGTAAGGACAGTTTTGGTCCGTATGTCCGGCTGATGAGCGTCACCCTGAACTGAGTGGGAATTCTGATGAGCAGAATTATCGCCACTACCGGACCATTCTTAGCCGATTTTCTGTAAGGATTTTATCGTGTCAGACACACTCCCCGGGACAACACTTCCCGACGACAATCACGACCGCCCCTGGTGGGGGCTGCCCTGCACCGTGACGCCCTGTTTCGGGGCACGTCTGGTGCAGGAGGGTAACCGGTTGCATTACCTTGCCGACCGCGCCGGTATCAGAGGCCTGTTCAGCGATGCAGATGCGTACCACCTGGACCAGGCCTTTCCGCTGCTGATGAAACAACTGGAACTCATGCTCACCAGCGGTGAACTGAATCCCCGCCATCAGCATACCGTCACGCTGTATGCAAAAGGGCTGACCTGCAAAGCCGATACCCTCAGCAGTTGTGGTTACGTTTATCTGGCTGTTTATCCGACGCCCGAAATGAAAAATTAACTCTCCAGAATAGCCTTCTGCTACGGCCTGGTGTTTTCACCACGCCACTTTTCCATTTTTATATCTGCATATCAGGAAAATCTTCAGTATGAAAACATTACCTGTATTACCCGGGCAGGCGGCCAGTTCTCGCCCGTCTCCTGTTGAAATCTGGCAGATACTGCTGTCCCGACTGCTGGACCAGCACTATGGCCTCACACTGAATGACACACCTTTTGCCGATGAACGTGTGATTGAGCAGCATATTGAGGCAGGCATTTCACTGTGTGATGCGGTGAACTTTCTCGTGGAAAAATACGCGCTGGTGCGTACCGACCAGCCGGGATTCAGCGCCTGTACCCGCTCTCAGTTAATAAACAGCATCGATATCCTCCGGGCTCGCAGGGCGACCGGCCTGATGACCCGCGACAATTACAGAACGGTAAATAACATTACCCTGGGTAAGTATCCGGAGGCGAAATGATGACACTGGAAGCCGACAGCGTTAACGTACAGGCGCTGGATATGGGGCACATTGTCGTTGACATTGATGGTGTTAATATCACTGAACTGATTAATAAGGCCGCTGAAAACGGTTATTCACTCCGCGTGGTGGATGACCGTGACTCTACCGAAACACCGGCAACTTATGCCAGCCCTCACCAGTTGCTGTAAGACAATGCAGTGATACAGGGTATAGTGCCATTAACCACAGAAACAGCACTGTTGTCCTGTATTAAGCAGGCAAGAGAAGATGTCCTTACCCTGCGCCATCTGCAGCTTCTGCACCAGAACCGGTGAATCTCACTCAACAGGCTTCATTTCTCCTGACGCCAGCCTGAATACAGCTGGCGTTTTCATTTATAAACAGAAAGGAAAACCGATAATAATGGAATGGACGCCCCGACCATGAAGCAACGGTAGGATATTACTGATAAACCTTCCAGTGGAGGTGCGTTATGGCCGTTTTAACGATTAGCATTGACCTGACAAAAAATGAATTCCAAATCCACGGTCTGGGTAGGAACAGAAAAATCTAAGCTCAGAAAACGGATTAAAGTAAGCGTCAACGGAGCACCGTATTGACGCTTATTTATTGGTGAGAACTACGTTCCATGGCAGGAGTTCGTCAACACGGTTGGAGGGCCATTCCGGCAGTATGCTCAGAATATGGCGCAGATACGCTTCCGGATCGATACCGTTCAGACGGCAGGTGCCTGCTTTTCTGGCAACAAGCAGGAATCTCAGCGCTGAAGCAGGAATTAGAGGTAAAAACGCCCTACCGGGCCATGAATCACCCGGTCATTGGAGTAGTAACCAAAGCAGATTTAGCCAGCATGGAACAAATATCTTTGGTGAAAAGTTGGTTACGGGAAGCTGGAGCGCACAACGTGTTAGTAACCAGTGCAGTTAATAACAATGGAGTTACAGAACTTTTTGCCTTGCTGCATACAGAAGAAGGCTGTTGTTAATTTCGATTGGTTCTCGGATGAGAATGATGACGGTGATACACAGATAAGAATCAATGAGCAATGAGGGTTGCCGGGCAACCCTCATTGAATAAAACGGGAATTACTTCGCTTCGCCGTTTTTCATTTCGCCCATAGCTTTCAGCTTTTTGGAGATATCGCGGCGTTCTTTGGAGAGCTCGGCATTTTTGATGATGTAATCGTCAACGCGATCTTCATAGTCACCTTTCATGCTGGCGATGATGCCCTGGATTGCTTCAACGCTCATCCCCGGCTTGATGTAATCGCTCAGGTTGTCCAGCAGCAGGACGCGCTTCTGGTTGTCACGGATCTTTTTCTCAACGTCCTGAATTTCACGTTGCAGTTTGTTCTTACGACGGAACAGACGAACAAATTCCAGTACGTCCTGGAATGAAGGCTTGGTAGTTTCCATTTTTATACCCCTGATAATGTGAGAGTCGGATTCGTTTAAGCAACCGCTATTCGTTAGGGCCAACATTACTCATAGCTGCCGCAGATGACAATGCTTTTATCCCTTTTCACTATCATACCCTTTATCCTTGCTGAATCGAAGCAGCAGCAAGATGATTCTGAAGTTCAGGAATTATTTGCGCAAGGCCCGGCAAATCAGATTCGATAGCAACTCAAGCTGATGCGCCGTTTCCATGTTCAGCCACACATAACCATAGATTGGTGTTTCCACAACCTTCAGGTCATGGTGGTTATTGAGCAACTGACGCAGCTCTTCCACAGCATCGTTCAATTTTTCCGTATTGGCAAAAACCGGCTGCGGATTACCTTCGTACAGCGCATGAACAAGGCTCAGCAGTATTTGCTGCATCATGTGCTGGGTATCACGAAGTTTTTGCGCGTTCAATAACACGAAATGGCTGGGGCGCGTGGCCCAGTATGCATTGATTTGCAACTCCAGCATACAAACCAGATTGCGGTTAATGGTCTGGATACCTTCATATATCGATTTTGGAATACGGGTTTCTTTGCTGGCGGGCGCAATCAGTCCACGCATTTTCACGGCATCGGTCAGGAGTTTTTGTAGATGGCTTTCCAGACGTGGGCGTTCGAGTAAGTTCGGTGAGAATGCAGATTGATAGACCCGATTATACTCGGTCAGACTTTTCGCCAGTTGAATGCGCCAGTGGATGAACGCCCGTTGTGGCCAGATACCGGTAAACAACATTGCCAGTAAAGAGCCGAGGATCACATCGCCGCTTCGCCATAACGCCGTATCAATTTCACCTGTCGGGGAACCCACAACAATTGCCAGCGTCACCCCAATCAATAAACCTTGATACGGTTTCTTGCCCAGCGCCAGCCAACCGCAAAGGAACATGGCCGCCGCGCACCAGACTAACATCAGCGGTAACGAGATTAACTCCAGTTGCAGAGCGATAAGACCTAAAATCGAACCCAACACCGTACCGCCAATACGCTCAAAGGCGCGAGGGACAACGTTACCCCAGAACGAGATTGGCCCCATAATCACCACCATGGTGACCAGCGGCCAGGTGCTTTCCGGGATAGTAAACAGGCGGATAATGAGAAAAGTGAGCAGGAATGCCAGCGCGACCCGAGTACCATGCACAATGCGGTAATGGCGGTATACCCGGATTTCAAACGGGCTTAATGACTTATCGGCACGCACGCAGAAACTCCGTAATGAGATTAAAAGCGCTCATAACTCATCTGTCGGCCAGAAGGCGCGCCTCTGAATTATCCGACGGACAAACCGGGAACAGTGTAATTTCCCGGCAGGAGCGAAAAAATTGAAAGGCGCATCTTACTCTTTTCGCTTTCAAAAAAAAGAGTGGTCATCGCGTTAACACACCGCCCTGAGATGAATTAGTGATGTTTTGGCTGCACCGCAACATACATTTCGATATCCCAGTACCCATCTTCCGCGCCATTGTTCAAATAAACCTCGAAGCAGGGCTTTGGTAACATTTCATAAGCACTGTCCTGCAAGAGACTATTAAAGAACTGATACCAGGGTTTAGCAAAATCATCACCGACTACACGAGCTACCGCCACCGCATACTGACCACCTGTAATTTCTGTCAGAATGACGCCCTCACTGTTTTCGGGAAGCGTAAAGTAACCCGGCACCGTCACGACGGTGTCGCAGCGTAATTTTTCGGCGGGTGTTTCATCTGGATTGTCGTAATAGACAGCAACCCACTCCTTCGGCACAATATTTTTGCTATCTACCCACATCATCAACTGCTCAAAGCCTTTCTTTACCGTCTGTTCCCACGGGCCAACGAGATGGAAACCTGCAACGGTACGTTTCTCTTCCTGCTTAATCTCGTAGTTCATGACGCCTCCATTGACACTGTTTTTATATACAGTATAGTTGCAAAATTAAAACCACAAGGAATGAGTGTTGATTATGCGAGCAGACTCGCACTCCTGCCAGTCTGCTGCAAAAGAAAGGTCAGGCCTTATGGTGGAAATAATCACTCAGGCGAGAAAACATGCTGCCTTCCCCGACAGATTCCAGGGTAACCAGCGGCCAGTGCGCCACCTGTTTATCACGGTCGTAAAGTTCAATTTCCCCTACCCGCTGATGGGCGCTAATTGGCGCGGTGAGTTCTTTACCATCAAGGGTATATTTGGCTTTGATATGTGGAATTTCGGCTTTCGGTAGCACCATCCAGAACTCTTGTTCCGTTCCCAGGTCGATATTTTCTTTATCGCCATACCAGATGCGTTCCGTTCCGACCTTTTTCCCACGGTGCAAAATTTGCACCGTAGTAAAGTTTTGTTGCCCCCAACGCAGTAATTTTCTTGCCTCTTCCTCACGACCTTTTGCACTGTCAGCCCCCATTACCACTGCAATGAGACGACGCTGCCCATCTACAGCCGAAGCAATGAGATTAAACCCGGCACCAGAAGTATGACCCGTTTTCAGGCCGTCAACATTCATGGTTTTATCCCACAACAACCCGTTACGGTTTTGCTGGGTGATACCGTTCCAGGTGAGACTTTTCTCACTGTACATATGATAAAACTCGGGCTCGCCGTGGATGATAGCACGAGAAAGCACAGCTAAATCATAAGCCGAGCTATGCTGGCCAGGTGCATCCAGACCATGCACTGTTTCAAAATGCGTATCCTTGAGATGCAGCTTCTCGGCATAGTTGTTCATCATTTCAACAAACTGCCGTTGCCCACCGGCAATATAGTCAGCCAGAGCAACACAAGCGTCATTTCCGGAATCCACAATTAAACCACGGCTTAAATCACGTACCGATACGCGATCGCCCTCTTTCAAAAACATCAGTGAAGAACCGACAAACACCGGATTATCTTTCGCCCACGCATCGCGCCCCACGGTGACAATATCGTCTGGCGTAATGCGATGACTATCGATAGCGCGATCCACGACATAACCCGTCATCAGCTTTGTCAGGCTGGCGGGATTGCGCTGTTGATGCTCATTACCCGCGGTGAGGATCTGACCGGTGGTGTAATCCATCAATACCCAGGACCCGGCATGAATCTCTGGAGGCTGAGGTGAAAAAGGAATGTTTTCCGCCGCAAAACCAGACGATAAGTTAAAAACGAACAAAGAAGCAGCAATAATAAGACGGCGTTTCAACAGCAAACCCTCAGGAGTTTCAAATAGCTGTTCTTTTTACGGAAATACTTATGAACTGGCTGGAATAAAGTGCAAGAAAATGTGACTACCCTCTCATTTTTATCTGACATGATCTGTTGCCACTCGCTGCCAAATTGTGGCGCTAAAGCTGATTAGCACGGTGATATTTGATACTCTGGCAGACAGCAGAAATAACGGATTTAACCTAATGATGAATGACGGTAAGCAACAATCTACCTTTTTGTTTCACGATTACGCGCAACACCCCTGAGAACCGCCATGAACAAGGGTTTCATGATTTGTGATTTTAGTTTGGTACGCAATTTGGTACACAACACAATTTTCACTTCAGCGGGTAGTCATCAAACTCACCATAACGAGCATCGTTAATGATGTATGTGATCACCACAAATATCACATCTGGACTAGTTCCGTCTTCATGCGCAGGTATCTGTTCACGCCTCCCTTTCTGCAAATCCTAAAGATGAGATTTTGGGGTTTTGGGATATCTTTTTATCCTCAGTTCTCTATCAATTCTACAAAGCAGTAATGAACCATCACTATGTGATAGTGAGGCATCCGCTACATTAAGCGCAGAGAAATGATGCAGTGGTGGGCAGACTGGCTTGATGAAAAGGTGGAGTGATCCACCTTAACCACTATCGAAGAGCACAAAGCCTTGCAATCCAGTGCAAAGCTTTGTGTGTCTCAGTTTTGTCTCATCAACCACCGCAAGTCATCGATCGATTGACACTTGGATGATAGACTTCATGCTTTTTATGGCTAATTTCTGAATTTTAAATGGAAATCCTTGCGCTTATATACGCGCTATTTCTTATTTCAGGCTGCTTATTGGATGGATTTAAATTCATAGATACACCATTTGTTCCAGTAATTATATTAAGTGTTCCTGATGACAAATCTATTGATGTAGCGGTGATTCCCACAGACTCAGTTGGAGATATATATGCTACATTCAATTGTTCAGAACCTGTTATTTTTGAGCGTTCATTAGATATAAAAAAATCCACCTTAGCCCCACTTGTTTCACTTCCATTTTTCTTCAAATTGAACGTTGACTTGTAAATATTTCCTCTGTATACCTGCCTTCTATATTGACCATTTATTGACACTGGTTGATTGAAATTTGTCATATCAGAAATTGGGTACGTTTCATACATATGCGCCCCTTGCGTGCCTATAAATGTTTGGTTAAATCTACCATGAGAGCCTGATACAACTATCATGTCATATCCTTCAATCCACCCTTCTTTGTGATTTATTGCATATCTAGGAATATCTCCAAAGAAAGCATTTCCATTAATATGGATTGATGACGCCTTATCAATGCTGGAAGGTTCAGGGGTGATTAGTATCAACGAAATAACTGAAGATGATACGTCAGGTGTTGCACCACATGTTCTAGAGATATTGTTATCACTTACCTTAGCACTACCATTTTTCCAAACTGATATCACCGAACACCCTGAAGAAAATTCATTATCAGAATATATCTCAACTATATTATCACTACATACAACAGATCGCCAACCAGCAACAACAACACCTTGAACAAATGTTCCAGATGAAGGCGATGTTAGAAAGAATTTATTTCCTATTATTGTTACATCATCATGAGGAAACTTCGTTCCAGTATAATTACCATTAGTCCCAAACCATGCACCAATCCTAGCATAACCTCTTATAATATTATTACTAAAAGAAATACCAATAAGTTTTTCGTTATTCCCAAGACAATAAAGATTAACACCTCTTGAATTTATATTATTTGTTAGTATTTGATTGTTATTTATGCTCAAATTGATAATGGTAGCTGTTGTTGAGTTACAACCAATAACTGATGAGTCTTGAAAATATGCCCCATCAAGTATGTTATCAGAAATAATAATATTTCTATATACTCCCCCAGCATGTCCTATTTCAATTTGCAAATTTGAGCTTTTGTTTTGAAGTTTATTTCCGCTAATAATTATATTTGTGCTAGGTGTGCCATCAACTTTAATTCCAAGTATTGCGTTTGGTTGAGCGGAATCAATCTGTATATCACAATTCCACGTAATATGGTCCACCTCCATATCACACGACCCGTGACAGTCTTTGACTGTTACATCGGTTGATCCTGCAATATCAACAAAATGTTGATCATGTCTCCCTTGCTCCACTCTCTCTATAGTTACATTTTTGCTATGACCTAAACCGATTAAATCACCATAATCCCTTGTTGGGGTTGCGCTACCGTCAGTGATTGTAAAATCTCTAAAAACAATATTGCCGGCAGCTCCATAGCCAGTTCTAGTATCATAATATTTATTTGTTATCAAGACACCATCCATCCCCCTCTCAGTGGGTAGTCTCTGAATGATGGTAGATCCAGCACCAGCCCCACAGAAAGTTACGTTAGCGGGAACTCTAATGCATGAATAATTATGACCTGATTTTTCAATGCTGACGTAATATTTACCTGGAGGAAGATAAATAATCCCACCACCTAGAGACTCAAGATAGTCCAATGCAGAGTTAATTGCTATTGTTGAATCATTTGACTTTCCAGATTCACCAAACATTTGTGGTGTAACTACAATAAAAGAATCAATCAACTGCTGAATTGTTAGTCCAGACGAAGTACCAACATGCCCCGCACCATAATTTGACTCTATTATTGTTCTAAACTGATCAGGGTCATACTTCAGCACATTAGGAAAATAGAACTGCTGCGCACCGTATGCATCATAAACAGCCATTGAATGGCCTTGCACGGTTACGAATTTGGCAATCTGTCCGTTATATACCGGATAACCAGCAGCGTTAATGATGATTGGTTGCGAAACAGGAACGTGAGAACCGTCTTCGTTCTCTACATAAACCTGAATTTGGTTTTCAGGATTTACCGGGTCAGTGTCAATTTTTCCTATATAAATTTTGCCATTGGCTACCGCTTTAAAAGAGCGAGCCATAGTGAAGAGTTGCGAAGGCATCCCAATTACAACATTTGGAGTTATATCAGGCATATTAGTCATCCTGTTTGAAAATTTAGATATTGAAGAAAACGGAATGACTGCAGACAAAGATGCAATTGTTTTGAAAAATAATCTTCTATTCATTTTAAAACCATGCAACATGAACAGGACAATTATTTTACAACAAGTAAGAATCTTGATCAACAGACATATGCTTTATGCGTTTAATGCGTCACTTAAAAATGACAAGTACTACTTTTATTCCTATCGTCCATGATTTTAATTTTCAAATATTATTAAATAAAAATTCCTATTTATAATATCTGTCATTTAATTTGCTCCAGATACAAGGAATCGCCGCAGCATGGCTACGGTTGGCGTTTGTTACATACCGAAACGGTACGATTGTTGATTTGTACAGTAGGTTTTACGATGCCATTCCACCCATTAGGTGAGGCATTGATGATGTACAGCAAATACGACGAGGCGCAGTTTCACTTGAGACTTCCGCATGAACTCCACGCGAAGATTAAACAGCGTGCGAAGATGAATAACAGGTCTCTGAACTCAGAGATAATTGCAGCGATTGAAGAATCACTGGATAAACAAAGCTCTGCATCAGTTTACATTGACGATGCAGAGCGTATGGCAGAACAACAATCCGATATGGTTAAGAAAATTGTCTTTGACACGCTAAAGGAGCTATATAAAAAAGACAGCAACTAACCATCCATTACGGAGGATTTATGCAAAGAGATATGATGAATATTGCGTTCTACATATTTGGTTTTTGCACGTTCCTGGTGTTTGCGAAGCTATTCTGACAACGCATCAGACTTGGCACCCTGAGTCAGGGCGTTAATGGCCTTTTGCGCCTGCTGCATGGCTTTCTCAAACGCTGTTGATCCGCGTGGTGTGTTTGCCATTCGGAGCATTGCATTTCTGAATGGCTCGCTCTCATAGGCGCGAGTAAGAAGTCCGTAGCTTACCGCTGCGCCAGTTGTCGCCGGGTTCATTGCCGTCCCATACCCGATAATGAACGGGATGGTTTGCTGCCCTGTTGGTGTTGTTACTGCTGCTTTTGCAGCCTGTTGCGTGGATTGCAGGTAGTTTTTCAATCCTTTCAGATAAGCGGCTTCCTGACCTTTAAATGTGATGCCAGTCTGGTTTTGCAGGATGTTAAGTTGCCGAAGGAACTGGTCAGGGGAACCACCTGATTTCTCCATCGCCTTTCCAATGATGCCATTGCGCATTTGCGCCCTGCCAACACGACCAACTGAGTTATACAGAGTCTTAATTTCCGATTTGTTCTTGCTGAATAGCATGTTGTTGACAACTTCCGGCGTCAGGTCGCCTTTCATGAGAACATTCTTCAGCCTGGTATTCTTTAGTTTCGCCGCTTCGTCAGCGTAGACGGCATTGGCCTGCTGATATTTACGAAGAGTATCATTGCCAAGATTCTGACCAATGGCACCATTGATATCGTCGGTCATCGCCTTGTAAACTCGCTGAATGGCAGCATCGGAACGGTTTGGTAACACTGGTCGCTCACCCTTCACGTCCATTCTGAACTGGCTGCGCAGATCGCTTAATTGCTTCAAATCCAGATTGACCGGACCATCAGGACCAGCATTGCGAACAAGCTCATCACGATATGACTGAAGTTTTGAAATAGTCTCGTTATCAGCAACCTTACCAAGCTTCTGCAGGTTAGATATTTCTGTATCAATCTGCTGAATTGCTCGCGCAGGTTGAATGTTTACTCCAGCCATAGCATTCTGAACCTGCTCCAGTCGATTACCGGCAGCACGACGAATTCCTGATGTTTTCGCTTTAAGGCTGTCAATAACAACCGCTGGATCATACTCCCCGAATTTATCGGCAAATCTCTGCACCAACTGACTTCTCGCTTCCTGTTGCGTTGCTCTCATTCCGCTTGTGCCAGCCAGAGGGATATTTTCTGCTGTAGTCTGAGCCATTTTTCCGACGCGGGAAGTAGGTTGTAACAGGTCTGTGGTGTGCAGAGGCACTCCTTCACGCTCTGCAAATCTGATAGCCTGCTGCGCTTCTGGCGCAATAGCACCACGAACGCCACGATAAGCAGCACCTAATCCACGTCCGGCAGCGTTAATAGCACCGCCAGCCAACACACCAACGCCTAAATCGGTGGCGAGTGCTTCCGCATCATCTTTCGCACTATTTGCAGCAAGTGATCCAACTGCGTTTTCTGCGAGAAGGCGAGTTGCACCCTGAGCAATTCGACCAGCAAGTGTTGGTGCCTGTGTTGCAGCTCTCTCAACTCCAGCAGGAGTGAGGTAAGGCAATGCTTCAGCAAATACCCTTCCCTCTGTCGTTTGTGGAGTCAGCGCACCTTGCTGAAGGCCAAAGTCCTGCTCTAATCCCTGCGTTGTTACTCGTGGCGCTGGTTGATATGTACCATCGCCAATGCCGAGTTTACCGCCAGCCCAAGCCGCCGCGCTTGTTACAGCATCGGCGACTGATGCAGGTATGTTTGCCACGTTCACGCCAGCCTGCACCAGTCCGCGACCAGTCTCTTTTACTGCTTCGCCAAGATCAGACATAAATCCACTTTGCTGTGGTTGTTGCTGTGCTACTGGTTGCTGTGTCTCCACTTGCTGCACAGATGGCAATGGATAGGCAGCATAGAAAGCTTGCTTAGCCTGCTCTGCATTTTCTCCGGCTTGCGGGGCCACGACTTCATTGAAGTATTGCTCCTGAGCCTGCGCTTTTTGTTCTGGTGCTAACGCCTGATACTGTGGAGAGGCGATAACATCTTTCCATGCTTTAGCCATTAATCACCCCATAGTGAAGAAAAGTTACTGCTGGCTGCTGGCTGTGATACCTGTGCAGGTTGAGATTGCTGCCGCTGAGATTTACCAACATTAACGTTATATTGTTGGTTGTAATTGTTGGTGTATTCCTGAATCTCACGAATCGACTGCTGCATAGCCTCCGGGCTTGAATAGTCAACCTGCGGCATCCCCTGAAAATACATCTTCGCTTCTGCAACGGTGTTAATACCACTGGCACCCATGTCCCTTGCTGCCGCCACACCCTGATTCTGCATTCTGCCCTGAATACGTTGTGCTGAGTTATATAACTGGCGCTGCTCTTTTCCTGTTAATCGGCTGCGAACATCAGCACCAATTGCTGGATTACCTGCACCGCCTGTCATTCCTGTCATGAAATCGAGAGCAGAAGCGTCTGCATTTGCGATCGCGTCGATATCCTTCTTCATGGCATAGTTTTGTGCTGATGCAGACGATGTTGCAGGCGCTGCGATTGAACTGGCAGGAACGCGAACCATATTCCCCTCGTTGTCGATGCCTTCGTAGAACGCATTAGCCCCAGCGCCGTGAAGTTTCCCGCCTACCGTTACAGTTCTGCCATCTGATAACTGAACTGTACGCTCATCATTCCCAGCGGTTCCTCTTGTTGACGCTCGCTGCATTGCCAAATCCTGCCCGCGTCGCGCAGTAGAAGCAGATAAGTCCTGACCGCGCATCGTGATGTTCTGGCCTCGTGCTGTTAGCGCCTCGCCAGCCTGATTGCTGCGGATTGTCTCTGCAAGTTTTCCGCGATCAATCTCACGACCAGCCATCTTGTCCTGAACATTGAAGTAATCAATCGGACCAAGCGCAGCCATCCCAAGGTGATCAACAAACTCACCAAATCCTGAAGGATTCTGCTGATACATCTGAGCAACGTTGTTAGGGTCAACACCGACGCGAGTCAGTTCCTTGGCGTTGTTTTGCAGCCATGATTGCATTGCTTCTGGAGACGATGCCGCAAGACGAGCGCCAGCCGCTAAGGTGCCGATAGAATTGCGCTGGTCTTCATCAATGAATCCCATGCCTTTACGAACGGATTCAATCTGGTCTGGATATTGAGTAGCCAACTGACGCAAAGCACCGCGATCACCAGACGCATAAGCATTAGCGTATGCCTGCTGAAATTCTTTCTGCCGCTGAGCCTGCTTTTCCTGCTGAAACACCCCCGCAATACCTGAAAGGCCTTGCAAAGCAGTCAGCCCAACATTGTTAGCGCCTGAACGCTCAATATCATTGTTCTGCCTGATAAGCTGAAGCGTATTGCCGATGTCATTTACGCTCGGAGCGTTTGAGTTGACACCGCCGATACCAGCCAACAATCCGCCATTTGATCCTTGCCAAGTAGCCATGATTACCCCTTAAAACAACGAGCCAAGCAGGCCAAGTCCGCCGCCAATTGCCGCACCTAATCCAGTGCCAAGCCCGGGAACAATAGAGCCAAGAGCAGCGCCAGTCATAGCCCCTGAAGCTCCGCCGCTAATTGCTGTCTGAAGGCCTGATGGTTTATTGGCATTAGCAGCGGCAAGAGCTGCGCTTTGCTGCGCAATGCTGCTCATGTTGTTGGCGTATGTCTGCCCGGCGTTCGCCTGACCTTGCAGCGCACCAAGGCCAATGTTTGCCAGATTGTTGTAGTTGCTCATCTGGTTCGACAACCACGACTGACCGAGAGTCGGGGCAATCGTGGCCAGTTGATTGCTTGTGGCTGTCGAGCCAAGTCCTCCCGTCGCCTCCGCAGCAGCAAGACTCTGGTAACGCGCCTGACCTGCAAGGTCTTTATACTGCTGAGAGTTGTAATACTGATTAAGTGCCTGCCCCTGTCCTTCTAAACTGGAAAGATTCTGAAGCTGGTTAACATACTGCTCCGCAAGCGGCGTGAACGGAGCAAGGTTTTTCATGATCGTCTGCCACTGTTTATTTTGCAGGTCTGCGTCATACTTCTGAGCTTCTGCGGCATACTTTGCGCTTTTATCAGAGCTGCCACCTTTCCCGCCTTTTTCAGGGCAATAAGGTTCCTCGCCGCGCAGTTTTCTGCCCAGCTTAAATGCATATAACATAGCTATCTCCCGTGATTCAGGAAGTCGATTAGTTCTTCGCGTGTGGCGCTGTAAAACGTCACGTCATCCACGCCTTTGAAGTATTTCTTGATGGTTCCTACACGCTTAAGGCCAATCATTGCGCAGTACATCTGACCGTGGCGGAATTTGCGCGCAGCGAACGATGTGACGCACTGAACGGTGGTGTTAGTCAGAATGTATCGCCAGAACGCCAGCCCGATTTCCTTGCTGAATCCACGAACCTCTGGCAGGTACATGGCGTGGCAATCGAATGTAAGCGGCTGAATTTCCTGATAGTAAACAATGCCGCCAAACTGACCGTACACGTTAACCTCAAAGTAACGGCATTCAGGCTTGTAGTCGTATCCATCACCGTTGTTGCTTCCGGCAATAATGTCAGGGTGATTTCCGACAGCTTCGATCAGGTCGATGTTTCGCGTTGGTTTGAACTGAATCATTACTGCTCCGCGATTATCTTGATGGTTGTGGCAGTAAACGCCGCACCATTTGACTGAATGGTTAACGTGCTGCCATTTGTGGCAAGAAAGCCGTCTTTATCCACGCTGAAGAACGTAGCTAACAGGATGTTATCGGTCGTTGTCGCCGAGTTGCGACTGCTTACCAGTGTGTCAGGAACAGAGCCGGAAAATGTTAGTTGCATTGACCTGTTGGCGGTTCCGCTGGGCCACGTCCCGACGATCGACAGCTTGAAGAACAAGGTTTTGTTCTCGTTGAACACAACCATCTTGTTGTTAACGGTGTCGAAGAATGGTGCCAGCGTGCCGGATGACGGCGTGAGCGTTTTCAGCAGACTAACAAGGTTGGTAGGCGCTGTCGGAATTGTTACCGATACCCCTGAGTAAACAACCTCTGATTTCTTGCGCGTGGTGGCATACTCAAGCGCAGATATTCTTGTTGAGTGATCACCAGCTGTGCTTTGTAGCGTCGAAATACTTCCCTCTGCCGCTGTGAGCCTGGTATCAAGTGCGTCGATATCGGTTGTATTCTGAGTTATGCGCGCATCATGGTTTGCTAACTCAGATTCATTGGCAGCAATTCGCGTCTCGTGATCAGCCAGCTCTGTTTCAGCAGCCGTAATCCTTGTTTCATGTTCTGCAAGAGTGCTTTCCGCTGCTGCAATTCTATGTTCATGATTGATGAGAGTTGCTTCAGCAGCTTCAATTCTGGATTCATGGTCTGCAAGGGTGACATCCTGCTCATCATTCTTCACCTGTGCATCATAAGCCCCCTTCCCTGCTTCGTTGGCCTTGTTAGCCACGTTACCAACATCAGTACCCTGTGCGATAACGTAAAGCAGATACGACTGCGAGAAGATATTGCGTGGAAGGATTGATGTGTCGAGCCGTGTAGCCTGAATGATTACCGGCACATTGAGATTCGAATCCGCCATTACTCAATCCTTATCTGAGCGCCAGACAGAGTGACAGGTGACTTCGTGATAACGCGAAGTTTGAAGCCGACATTTTTCCTGATGCGCCCGACACGCTTCCACAAAACGCGTTTGTCGTAAATGAACGGTTCATTCTGCTCAATCATCTGCTCACGTCCGTAATTTATGCCGTCAGTGGTTGCAGAGAGAAAAAGGCGGTCAGCGTACTGAGCAACACCCGTCGATGATTCCACCTCCAGATCAAAGCATCTGGCGTTATCTGCTTTGAAGAGTGGAGTAAACAGCAGGTGTTCCTGCTGCTTGTCATACTGGCTGCTGATATCGAATTGCAGTTTCCCGGTCACGGATTCCAGCTTATCGCCGCACGTTATCTGATTGCCTTCGTAAATGAAGTCGATAGCGCGGTACACATCGTCATACAGGCCTGTTTTCAGCACACACCATTGCGGACCATTGGCGCTTGAAGATGCGTCGTACACGAGAACATGGCGCGGAAGATGGATAATCAGCAGCTCATGCGCATCAAATCGCAGAGACTCCATCACACCATCAGCCAGTTCATCAGCAGTGTAGGAGCGGAGAATTTTCTCAATGCTCGCGCTGGCGATTGGTGATACCTGGCCGGAGCCGATGATATACACAGACGGCGCACCTGTTGCCGGATTGCTGATGAACGCATAGGAATCAGCAAACGGCGTTTTGCAGTAAGTTCCGGCGATTCCTTTTTGCACCATCAACGATGGCTGGGCGACATACAAAGCGGCACCAACAGTGGTTGCGCCCGTCAGGGAGAAATATTCAATCGTCGATGAGCCAAAGCAGACGATGAAGTCTCGCCATGTTCCGATGCCGATGATGCCGTCAGGCTGCGATTCTGCACGATATTGTGCGCTGTATCGGTCAGGATGTGATTCGTCTTCAAGGTCAGTGATAAACCATGAATCAGTTCCGTCTTTTGACCACGCATAACGCCCACGTAAGCGCGTAATATCGCGGACTGAGCCTAACTCATACTGCGTGAATCCGCTGTCTGTAGGCCAGTTTGAGACGGTTTTAACCGTACCATCATAGCGATACTCGACCAGTTGACCATTAACGCCTACCGCCTGTGATGTTCGACCATGCGCCATTGATACGCGACCACTTCCGGCAACATCACCGACTTCGCTTTCGCCTTTGTAGAGCTTGCCGCCACACACACGATAGACAGCATTCTGCGCCATGTTGTACTCGACGCCTCGAGATACACCGTTCACATCAGAACGTTTGGCAATGCCCGGGAATGAGCGAAGATATCCGCTGCTGTTGAGGATTTCTTTGGGTGTAGCCAACATATTCACTGGCAGATAGTCGATATAGTCGGCGTTTCGAAAGTCTTTGCCGACACCTTTCATAAGCGGAAGTTGCTGAATCGGCATTTATTCACCTCACGTACTCGGATCATCTTTCTCGATGTAAAACCGATTCCACGTAAACGCGCTTTTGTTACCACTACCGCGAGGCATGTCATTTCGCCGCTCAAGTGGTGGTATTTTGGTTAAAGCGATACAGATTGTCTGATATGCACTGTCAGCAGCGGTAAGGAGAGCGTCTGACGGATGAATGACGTTATCCATGCACACTTGCACAGCGAGTTTCAAAGCGACGCCATCATTTGCCCATGCAGGGATACCTGAATCATCGTCAGGTAACGGCATGATGCCGTTTTCTGTATCAGCAAACTGATATCCAAGCTCGATACCTTTCGCCTGCCATGCTGCCATCATGTCTTCGAGGTCATTAATGGCATCTTCAATTGCCTGAGGGTCAGCATCTGTCAACGTGGCATTGGAATACAGCCCGGCTTTTCGTAAAGCCTTTAGAACGAGATCACCCTTCGTTTTCGCCATCTTCTTCCGCCTTAGCCACTTTTTGCTTCGTTGCGGTTTCTTCAGGAGTTTTTACCCAACCTTTTTTCAGGTGAGATTTAACTTCTTCGTCATCAACAATGATGTAATCGACAGCAAACTGACCACAGGTGATCATGTTGCCCGGCTTATAGAGCATTGTTCGTGCCATTGTCTTCTCCCAATAAAAATGGGGCCGAAGCCCCACCTAAATTACTGCCCGGCAATAACGATGCCCGTATATTCAGGAACCAGTACAGAGCAACCGTACAGAGTGGTGAAACGCGCAGTGGTTACGCCTTTGATGTGGTCGAAGGCGTAAGACATGATCAGCGTAGCGCCCTGCTCGGTGGTTGCTGTCATTACCTGTGGACCCTGACCAGTCGGGAACGCCAGTTTGCCGTACATCAGTTCAACAGAACCATCAGCCCAGAACAGGTTAGCCGGTGCGGCATTTTTGTTGAGAATGGTGATTGCTGCGCTACTTGCCGCATTAGCATCAACGTTTGCATATGGACGGCTGGCGACATCCGCGTTGTCAGGCGGCAGAATTTTCGGGGAGATAGTTACTGTCGTTCCGCTAACTGCCAGAACACGGAATACCTGCGGTTGACCGGTGGTATCTTTTGTGATCTGGTGTACGGAATTCACGCCAGCAATAGTGAACGCATCGCCAACCTGCAAACCAGATGCAGATACCGTAATGGTCCCCTGTCGGTTATCAACTGGCATATCGTTAGCATCTTTCGCTTCAACTTTGTGCGCAGGTGCTGCTGCCAGCGTAATGGAAGTTGCTGTCCCTTTCGGAACACGACCAGAAATATCGGTCTTGTAGCTATCAAAGGAAGCAACCGGAGGGATCTGCGCTTTTTCGTATGCTGTCAGGGTTGCGCCCTGAGCATAAGCACGGTGACCAAGCTCGCCAGCAAGGTCTTTATAGTTGAAGGGGTTCCAGAAAGAGCGACGGTTGATACCCTGAGGTACACCAATCGCCGTCATGGTGGCATCAATACCTGCCGCACAGTTCCACAAATCACGTCCCTGTGTGCCTGTGGTTGAGTCAGCCATTGTGATCACGTTAGTAGCACGCTGCGTGACCATGGAAATCAGGTCAGAGTCAATCTGTGCAGCAAGGCGCATACCTGCGGCGCGACCAGCTTCAGTTTTATGTTCCGGGTCACGCATTTCACGCGCATCCAGAGTGTACAGAATGTTTTTCGGCTCCTTGAACACAGAAGGAACAAGGCGCTGAACCAGTGCTGTTGGCGTTTTGCCGCTGAGGTCTAGGCCTTCCTCAATGTTCATGTGGTAATGCTGCGGACGATACAGAACATCACCTGCTCGCTGCATTGCTGTATCACCTGGACGGAATTTTTTAGCGTTACGGGAAACTACGCAGGCGGCCTCAAAGCCTTCAACGTAGTTTTCGAACATGATTTCAAGGTCTTTTGCTAATTGGTTAGCCATGCTTAATGCTCCGATAGGTTATTTTTTTGCCTTTTTAGCGGCGAAATACGGCGTCCAGTCACCAGTTTCCAGCGCCTTGGCTTTCAGTTTGTCGAGGTTATTGATTACTGCGCCGTTGCTCCCCTTAACTGTCGGGGTTGTGGCTGCCGTGGTTTTTGCTTTTGGCATGATTCTGGCCTTCGATTCGATACGTTCCAGCAGACGACCAATTGCTACGGGGTTGGTAGCTTCTGCCAGTTGCTTGCGCAGTTCAGCGTTGCGACCAAGCGCCAGAACAACGATTTCCGGCTTCTCTGACTCAAGAAGGATCATGTCCTGAATATGAACAGGAACATCTTCGCGTACAGCCTGTTCTGCATCCTGGTAGCCAGCCACTTTCAGTGCTTTTACTCTCTGCATGTAATTGGCTGCTTTCTGCTGAAGCGTTGCGGTACGCGCCTCTTCCTCTCGTTTCCGCTCTCGTACTTGCTCCTGGTATTTGCCGTTATCCTCTGCCCACTTAGCCATGCGTTGCTGGTAGATTTCTTCATCGAAACCGATGTCCTCATCATCCAGTTTTGGCATTCGCGGTGGTTGAGTGATTACCGGCTGCTGCTCGACGGGTTTCTGAGACTGACGCATCAGCTCTTTCAGCTCACGGTCTTTCTCTTTAATCGTCTTGCGCAGGTGTTTTACCAGTCCATGCTCTGCGCTATCTTCGCTGGTTGGCGAATCCAGCTTTTCATCACCAAAGTAGAATTCCTGCTCTGATTCGTCGTCATCAGTTTCAGTAGCTTCCTCTGCATCATTGCCGGAGGACTCACTGCCATCTTCTGTTTCGACTTCTTCAGCCAGTTCGACATCATCAGGAATCTGCTCTGATGTATCGGTTTCGATTTCAACTTCTGGTGTGTTTTCTGCCATCTGGTCCATTTGTTACCCCTGTTTACTCGATGTTCAGCCCATCGGAAGGCAATAGGGTGCCAGGCCTCATAAAGACAGCCATTGCACGTTATGGGTTAATTACTGCTGTGGTTGTTGCTGAGTTGATTTTTGCAGGATGCTGTTGATGTCCATGCGCTGCGCATGGCCCTGCGCCTGACTCTTCAGGACAAGCTCTGCATCAGCACGGGCATTGTCTCCTTGCTGTTGCTGGAACTGTCCGAGCAGTTTCAGAGCCTCGCGGATATCAGATTTCTGCTGACTATCGGCAGATGCGAGGATTTTCACAACGTTTGCCGCTGCAACCTGAGCATCAGTCTGTGCCTGGAATGCTTTAACCTGAATGGCTGCCTGTTCGTTCTGCGCTTTCTGCAATTCAGCCTGACCTGCAAGAAGCTGACCTTGCGCTGCAACCATAGCCGGATCTGGCTGACTGGCCTGTTGTTGTTTCGCCTGCTCAACCATCTGCTGTTCTTCTGGTGTTCTCGGCTTGATAACTCCAGACAGAAGCAACTGATTGCGGTTGTATTCTTTAAGGTCGCCCATCCCTTCGCCGTCCATATTGTCGAGAATCATCGACGATACAAGGTCGTGCTTCGGCGTTCCTGGTGGGATAAGTGCAAGCATGGAAAGTAACGACTTAACCGTTGCGTCACGGCGAGTAGCGAACGACTGACCGACATCGACAGTCACTTCATAGTTACCCTGCGAAAGGTCGTTAAGCGCGATAACCTGCCCTGTCTGACGGTCAACCACTTCACCAGTCATCAGCGCCACGTCATCGCTGCCGTCCTCATTAACGATACGCATCGGCGTATCACTGCCATAGACTTCACGAGCCATAGAAAGCCACACAACGCCAGCGCGACGCATGGATTTAGTCATGTTGTCCATGTAGATATAGGACTGCGTGTCCATCCGGTTAAAGATGCTATCAACGGTATCGGTAGCGACGTTGCTCGGCATGTTCTCAAGTTGCGACGCACCTGTAATTTGCTGAATAGCCGTTCCGGTGTACTGCAATAGCCCGGCAAGAGCTGGCGGCATTTGTGTCGGAGGTGTATAACTGCTGACCTGAGCCTGCGCAGTAATATCTCCGTTTTTGTTTTTCAGACTGACCATCGGCAGGAACGCCGGGCGCTTTTTGTTGCGCTCCGCCCAATGAGTGGCAAGAGGACCAGGAATCATGTCAACATCAACTACAGGAATGCCATCACCGCCAGCCTGAGTAGCGTTATCTGCAATCATGGAAACCATCAGGTTCTCAAGACGCTGTGCATCCATCGCTTTTGCTGCGTGGCCTTCTATTCGCTCCTGATTATCAACAAATGAGCGACGCCCATATACCGGGATGAGAGGAATGTGTTCGCCCGGAATACGCTTCGGTTCTTCCAGCCATTCAGCGCCAGACAGAAGACCGCAATAAACTCTGCGTTTCTTCACTGTCCGCTCACCAATCAGTTCGAATGCGCCATCGGTCAGCTCGTCGACAATATCTTTGATTTGCTCTTCATCATAGATTGCCGTTTCTCCGCTAACAGGGTTGCGCCATGCCGTGAGCTTCACCTTCTCTATGCGAACTTCGTAGTAGCGACCAACATAGATGGCATCTGGCGTTGACCAGTCATATTGAGTGCCAGTGTCATCACGAGAAAGGCTTGCCGCGATGGAATCAGGGTATTCAGCCTCGAACGCTTTAGGCGTCATGGAGAACATTTCCATAGCCCACATAGCATCAGAGCGGTCATATTGCTTGCTGTCCTGATCGAAGAAGACGCATGTCGCTGGGTCGTAAACAGGAAGAAGGCTGATGCGTCGCTGCTCGTTACTAGGATCCATTTCATCTTCGTAATCGGCACACATGCGGAAACAACCGAATCCGCCCGTTACAGCATCATCAAATGCGTTATCACACGCTTCGCCACCGGATGTTTCCTGATAGTCAGCGCGGAATTTGCCGTTCATCTTTTCGGCTAACGCTTCCGATGCCTTATCGTCCTTCGGCCTGAATTTAACGCTGATGCGATTCTGTCGATACTCGCCAATGATGCGATCACATTCACGGGCAATCTTATTCAGTTCAAAGCGCGGGTAATGCTCAAACCTTCCTTCATCAAATGAGTAACCAGCGTTTGTGCTGCCTTCCCACTGTGCGCCGGATACCCGGACGAAACGTTGAGCCTCAATAATCTGCTCACGCATATCCTGCGTTGCTGACCAGGCATTATCAAAGTTGCACAGCACCTTGCGATGCCAGTCAGTCATCTTTCTATCATCAGCCATCATCCAACTCCGCAAGGTATGTTGTAGCTTGAGTAATCAATCTCTTTAGGATCTTTGATGTCTCGCATCTGTATTGCAAAACGCCTCATCATGTAGCCATAGCGAACAGCAGAAAGGATGTCGTCATTTAGCTTGACGATCTTCCCGTTCTCATCGCGGTGATACAGGCGAAACTCTTCAAAGAATGGCTCGCAGGTGTTAAATACCTTGAAACGACCGTCGAGCATCATGTCGCGTATCTCTGCTATCCCGGGTTCGACCGCATTACCTCCATCAGGCCATGTTGCATGATCTGGCAACATGTCGAACCCAGCGTCGGCGTATTGTTCCTTGAGCTGAGCGCCGCCTCCCTTTTCGTGCTGATGCCCGTCATGAGGCCAAGCCGTAGGGGTGTTTTTGCTCCATGCTTTAACAGCACTCCATGCCTCTGTCGCCTTCTTCTGTTTGGCCTTCCAGACGCGAGAAAGATAAATCACGTCCTCGTCTTTATCCCACCAAAGCTGGATGTGTGCCTGTGGGTGATCCCATCCGAAGTCCATTGCATTGATGACGTAGAAGTGATCAGGACACTCGAACGGCTGACACTTAATCGTCTCTTCCGGTATCTGGAAGATTCGACCGCTACCCATCGTAGGAATACCGCGAGCACGCGCCTCTCTCTCATGCTCAGGATAGGATGCGATGATTTGCTCTTTCTGCTCGTCGGTATAGTGCTCAGCGTCATAGATGGTCATGTTGACCACTTTCTGCGACTTGCTGGGATTCTTCAGGAACTTGGTAACAACGTCAGACATCCCCATCAGCGGGGTAAACGTCAGAATTGAGAATTGACCGTATTTGTTGGTACGGGTAAGCCCTTCGCCATAAATGCTGTATGGTGGCTCTTCGTCAAACCACACACCGTGGATTGTGTCACCCTGCCAGCGAGCGCGGCCTTGCGAGTATGGCTTGAAGTAGCAGATTGAAATGCCATCTTCAACGCCATCAGCCGTGTGATGCTTAACCAGAAGGTGATCAACAAGGTTCGGAAAGAAAGGAGACTTCTTCCAGCTAATGATGTGAACCGCCCCGGGAATCCTGGAGACTAAACTTCCTGAGAAAGAGGTAAACAGGATGACTAAAAATACTCGTTTTTCCCC